CTCCACCTTTATAACCTGTCCAATGTTCGTATTCTTCTATTCCTATAAACTCCATAGAGGCTTTAAATTCTTTTTTTCTAACTTCATTGTGATACTCATCTACCGTTACAACTTTATATTCTTTTGGGTGTGATAATAACTCAGCTCCACCAAATAGTGCTTCATCGTCTGGGTGTGCTGTAATCATTAACTTATCAATCATTTCCAATAAACTTCACTCCATATTTTAATAGTTTCAGGATAAATGTCATACATCATTTCTTTTAAACATTTAGCATATTCTTGTATTTCCCATTGAGCAGTAGTTTCATCTCTCAATTCTATAAAATTCATAATAGCCTGAAATGATGCAGTCCAATAAACTTCGGTGTATTGTGATAATGGTAATACTACTCTGGCCTGTTCTTTTGCCATACCTGCATCTACCATTGTTTCATAAACTCTTTCAACTTCAAACAAATATCTTTCGTATAAATGACTCATTCTCTTTTGTTGTAATTTATCCAATTCCCCTTCTGATGCCTGTTTATTGTCTTCCGATTGTTTTCTCCATATTTCAGGAATGTAATAATCTGACACGGGGGTGTATCTACCACTAATCTCGTTCCAAGCGTGGTCTTTGGTGGGATATGATGATGTGGTTTCTATTCCAACTACGTGTTTATACCATTGTCTCATTACAAACTCTGGAGCTTTGAGATGGAATTGAACCACCATATGTCGAAATGGTGAGAAGTGTTTATGTTTTGCCAAATATCGCACTAATGCCCTATCTGACTTATCATATGTTTCTTTTCTTTTACCGAAGGATACGCGTGCCGAGTTCACTACCGTTAAGTCTGAACCTAACGAATCTATAACCTCAACAAATCCTTTATTAAGCACTTGTTTTTTCATTTTATAACCTTTAATTACTTATAAGTATCAAATTAATTTGTGTTAATTGACTTTCTTTTTATGTTTTGTGCCACGGGTTCCATCAGCATTTTTATCATACCACACGTAGGTTATTTTTTGTTTACCTTCATCTGTGTCCTCATAAGGATATATCTGCCAAGAAGCATTACCGTTGTCACCATGTGCATAGTTTTTATCCCACATACCATCAAAGGAATCTTTCTTACTGGCCACCCCAAACCAATCCAAATTATTATCAGAACTGTCAAGGGATTTCCACCATATTAAGTTTGGACTAAAGTCAAATCCAAAATCTGTCATATGTTGTAAAAACTTATGTATTTCATTCTCTACACTAAATTTCACTACTCCATATTTAAACATATTTTCACTATCGAATAATTTTATTAAGTGTGCACGTTCTACATCACTTCTGTCATTCAATCTAGATTTGACATCTTCATCACCTTTCCAAGTATCATCTTTAGTTGAAGGATGTTTTACCAATTGTGCCCTTTCTTCCCAGTCTGTGCCTAAATAAGAATCAAACATACATTTAAAATAGTCAAACCATATCTCATAACTATCCCCGTTTATTCTTAAATTATATGTCTGAACTTCTTTGTCAGGCCACCAATCAATATCAACGGTTATTGGTGATTTTTTTTCAAATTTAAATAATTGTTGATATTTTTTAGTTTTTGTCCAGTTCGGGTCACTCGTCGTATCCCCTTCTGAACGCAAAAATTTATTCATTATATCTTTACCACGTCGTAAAATTGCCATTGGGGTATATAATCCTTCAATTCCAGTGTTTCCAATGTATCCAGTTTCATTTAATCTTTCAAAATTATTCAAATCATTTTCCATTTGTTCTATATACTCCGTTGTATAACCAGGAATTTTACCATTAAGTTTCCAACGATGCGTGTCTGGGTTATCTCCTTTAAATAAATTATAACTTACACATTGAAAAGTTTTATCTACTGAAGTATATGGGTCTCTAGTACTATTATGTGTTTGTTCGTCTGGCATCGCATATAATATTCCATTATACATTGCGAATCTCATAACTTCTTCTATTGTCCTACCTGAAAACATTGCGGGAGTGCATCTTTCTTCCCATGAATAGTTCGTGACGTGGGATGTTTGGTGGGTGTAGGTCGTAGTAGACCATTCAAGTTTACCATCATCTGTTGCAACACTTGTATCTTTTCTCCAACCCATAAGAGGTGTGCCTGCACTATGTGTTGTCGAGATAGTATCAAAATATTCGTCGTCTAAAATCTTAGTAATTCCCATAAACATTTCAAATCTATTTAAATATTTTCTATTAATACCTAATATATTTCTGTTTTCAAACAATCGAGTTAATAGTGCTTCGGAAGTTACCGCTCCTGCTACTATTGTACCCTTTAATTCTTTTACTAACTTTTCAAAACCTGACTCCGCTTCGGTTCTATTATATACATGTTTATGATTCATTCTGGGTTGTCCACTTATCGTAGTTTTCCAACCATCTGGACTTATTGATTGTTCTACATTTGTAACTTGAAACAATAAAGGTAATATACCAGTACTTATATCTGGTCTTAAATGGTTTGGTAAATGCATTGAGGTAAATGCATCTCCAGGAAAAATACCTGCAGTTCCATCAATTGTAAGTTTAAGTTCTGCAATACCATTTAATAAATCTGTTAAAGCTCCTTTGGATTCAGTTGGTGATGTGTGCATTATACCTAACATTACTGATATATAGTCACTATTTCCTTCTGATTGTATAGCTCCGTTGTTATATAACGATACCTTCCAATCAGTTTTATTTGTAGTTTGCTTTCCAGCTTCTGGTGTTTTAAAAAAGTCATGAGCACTCCGAAGAGATATCTGTCCATCATCTATTTTACTCTTTTTGAAGGCCTTTACTTTTGTCTCACCTATTTTTGCATTTACTAAATCTTTATCTCTTTTAATAAGAGTATTAATCATATTTGGGCCTGATCCTTCAGATAATGATGCATTTTCATCACCCGAATTATTACCAAATTTTGCTACACGGGGTACAGCTGAATATTCTGCAATTCTGGTTACGTTATCAAAAAATCTTTCTTTTCTATCTTCAAATGATTTATGCATACTTTTAACGAAAGTTTGAACATCTATATCACCTCTATTTCGTTGTGCTATTTTATTAGCATCCAAATTTCCTCCAGAAAGAGCTGCAACTGCAACTTGGCTTGTAGGTATAGTGACTGAATAATCCATATTAGATACAATTGAATCTTTAGTCCAAGTTGGAAATTGATAACATCCATAGTAAGATGTGGGGGGATCGGGGGTTTTTAATTTTATGTCTGAAATCTTAAACTTATTAACACCATATCTTGAATTATTTATATCAGTTATTCTTGCTATACCTGTATCATTAATATCCCCCACAACATCAAACTGCCAATAATTTTGATATTCTGCATTAAATGCATTCCATATATTATCTATTACCTCTCTTAATGTTCCCACTCCCTTAAATTGTTCTTGTAACCACCTAACATTAAAAAATATATTTCGTATATATCCTTCTTCAATTTCATGTTCATTTGGAATTACTGTAGTTTCATCCGTATTTTCTTCTGTTACTTCCTTTTTAGGAACATCCTTTTTTGGTACAGCAAATTCATATTTTTTTAAACCATCGGGTGCGTTATTTAAAAACTTTCCAAGACTGGCATAAATTCCTTTTGTATCCTTTTCTAAACTAGGAGTTTTACCAATTAAAATAAACTTATTAACATCTGTAGTGATTAAATTTCTATGACTTAAAATTCTAACTGATTTTTTTATTGGTTTATTATTCTCGTCTACTTTTTTTACTCCTAAAGTTCCAGCATCTGGATCCGATATCAATTCATCCTCTATACTTCTAAATTTTAATTTAAGTTCATTAATACCAGTTACCTCACCAGCTTCATTTGTAGTCATTGAAGCATAACCTGCATACTTGGATAATATATTATCTTCAAACCAACCCCATCTAACCCAAGATGCTGCTGGAGTATCTTCTTCCATTTTATTATCGGTAATACGTGATGCCTTCAATCCCTCAAATTCTGCACCTTCTTCAATCTTCTTACCTTTAACTCCCGTATAAGTAAACCAATTTGTATTAGATGTAGGGCCGTAAAAGTCACCATCTGGCCAGGGGTCTTGTGAACCGACTCTATTTAATAACATAGATGATTTTAAAAAATTATATTTATTAGTTATTGTTACTCTAAAATAAGTTGCCAATTTTTGCATTGCTATGTTTATATTATCTTGTTCTAATCTACCTATAAGGGAAGCATCATCTGTCAATTCAATCTTTTCGAATGCCGTATCAACTGTAAATGTAGTTGTGTCTTTTCCGGCATCTAATAAACTTATACCGTGTGTTGTAAAAGTAGTTGTGCAATCAAACCCACCATCATCTCTTACCGAGTATTCAAAGTTAGTAATAATTCCAGAAAAAACATCATAATCTCCACCATTGTCGTATATGATTTCATCCAAACTACCTAAATCTTCAAATTTATCTGTTTTTGGTTTAGCTGGTGCATTCTCTTTTCCATCTTTAACTTCAAAAAATTTATTACCCACTAGATTTTTAAATGTTTTACCGTCATAATTCCAACCAACTTCTAACATAGTCCATTTACCTGGTGATAAAAAGTGAGGTGTTAATACCTCTAATTCATCTAAATCAAAAACCGTCCAAGTAACTACTGTTTTTCTTAATGCTTTAGTGGCACCTTCAAATGAAGTAGTAATGGATTTCACTCCAGCTAATGGTTTAAAAAGTGTGCCATCCGCCGATCTAGATTGTGATGGACTATATTTCATTGTCGCTGAATCTGGTGGAACATATACCTCTTTAAAACCTTTTGCTAAAGAATATCCCACTCCATTATCATTAATTCCCACTCCACCTAAAATAACAATAGGATCTATATCTCCTGAAATCCATCTTATCCACGAACTTCTTCCTTGCACTTCATTTAATTTGTTGGGCATTCCACCTTGAGTACCAAGGGCACTTGTATCTCTTGATAAAATCTTAGATTTTTCTTCTAATACTCGTTGTATTTTTGGATTTATAGGTTTTAACGCAAATGACATTCTAATATAAGGAGTTTAATTCTTCGAGTGAATTCAAAATCTCTTGTATACTAGTAGATTGGGGTATTCTAAGTTGTCTGCCTGGTTTTAAAAATATAGAACCATTAGAAATATTATTTGCTTTTGCTATAACCCACCAGTATTCAGGAGTTCCATAAAATCTATATGATATGTGTTCTAATTTATCACTTTCTCGTGAAAATATATAAATATCATCATCACGTAAAGGGATTTTAGGATATATAGTTGGTTTAAAAACTGATTTTTTATTTACTTTTTTATTTTTTGTATATTCGTATCTTGAGTTTGCCATTTTTATTATCCTAGATCAAATTCTGTACTTAGAGGTATGTCGTCTAGTATGTCTACCTCTTCTTGAGACATTGGAACTGTTGGTCTAGTTGCTCGTGGTTTATATTGATTAGGCATACCTGCTGTCTGTAATGCTTTGGATACTTGCCCAGCTCTATTTGGCCGTCCTGTATAATGATATTGTTTTTTACCATTTACCGGCTCCAATTCTATCTGTTCCATTGTAGTAAGTTTATCTTTATCTGCATATTCTAACCATGGTAAATCAAAGTGTTTTCCTTGCATGGTTTGTAAATTATTACCAACATATTTAAATCCCATAGTTGCCTCAATAACTTTTGGTAATTCTATTCCATCTATCTCATAAGGTGCGTTATCAGGTATTGAATAAGATAATGATTCTATAAAACCAGGTACTCCTTTATACATATGACCAAATGTAAACTCTGTCCAAGGTGCTGTCATTCTATTACCATCCGTATAATTTGGATATGTTAATCCTGTTAAGTAATTTAATTTTTCCCATAATGTAAATAATTCTTGTTTTGTTGTTGGTGCTATTGTGAAACCAAAACTAAGTGATCTTTCGGCTCCTTTATACACATGAACGGAATCAGCTCTACCTATATATTTTTCACTTCCCCACTCTGGAGAAATTGTATCTGTAAGTCCAGATACCGTAGCTCTAAATACTATAAACTTTTTATTAACCATATCTTTAAATTGAAATTTTACTAAATCGTCTGATGATTCGTTCACCCCATATGGTAATATATTTACTTTATCGCCGTGATATCCTGCATATGATTTTTTATGTACTCCTAACGCACCACTAATCCAGTTCGCTTTTTTCTTTGAATCACCCATTATTATTGTTGTTGCCGATGCATCTCCCGTGTTTTTAATTTTATTCCGTAATTTTACTGATTTATCAATGGATTGATTTCTCGTGCTTGGCCAAGGTGGAGTTTCCAACTCTGGATTAGTATTAAGAGAACGTTTATGACCATATGCATTTTTCTTAACTAGCTCTTTGTAAGGTAAAGTTTCATAATTTGTAGGATGAATAGCATCAATTTCGTCTTTATGTACTGTTGAATCATCTCGGCCGAGCAGGCTCTTCTGATCAATCATATGCTGTTGTGAATTTATTATATTGGCTGGTTTAGATTCTGCCCTAAATTTACCTGCTAATTCTTTTAAACCATCTCCTAGTTTTCCTAATATACCAGCTTTTTCAGCCCTTTCTTTTTCGGCATATGCCTTACGCATTCCAGCTAATATCAATCCTTCTGATTGTGATTCTAGTTCATCAAATCTCTCTCTTGCATAAGTGGCTAATTTATTTTTCTCTCCTCTACCGCCGGCCCATCCCCATTGGTCATAACCATCAGTTCTCTCATATAACCCTTGACCATCTTTTGCAAATCCCATTGAGGTTGCAACTCCTCCCCCGAGACCTTTTATATCGATAAATCTTGAAACATTAGCAAACGGAATAATACTTGCATTAATATGTAGAGGATTATATAATTGAGTTTCTTTTCTTGGTTGTAAATACTGTAATACAAATTGTTTACCTAACCACCAAAGACCATCACCACTTGTTAAAAATTTAGTTAATCTAACTTGGTCTGTTAGTGCAGTACCTAAATGTGTAGTAATTCCACCACGAACAAAATCAGTAGTATGTCCCACATTAGAAAGTCTGTTTTTTGCCCAACCATATCTATTTACATCCATTAATGATTGTAAAATTATTGGATGTGTGTTTGAGTTAGAATCTAATCGTATTTGATTCTCTTTTTTAAATTCATATCTTACTTTATATCTAAATCTATCATTGGTAGAATGTAAAAACTGTTTTCTTAATTTACTTTCTGGATATGACATCATAGAAGATAATCCACCCACCATATTAGGGAATTTTCTTTCAAAATCACTTATTGGTGATAAATTATTACCTTGATAATCTACTCTTTTTAAATCAAGAGGCCACTTAAAATTCTTACCTTGTACGTTCTTATATTGTGATTCACCCAATTTAAAATTTTTCTTAAACCCGTCATTTACTTTAAAATTTAAATCAAAAAAGTTATAACTCGAATTTCTTTCTCCAAATGTCTTCTCAAATGGATATGTTTTATTTAACTTAAATCCTGTATTTGGGGATTTCATATTTAAAGTAAATCCTTTTGCATAATCATCTACGAAATAATCCGATTGTCCTAATTTAAGTTTGTATGGTTGAAATTTTGTAAATGATCCTGGTTTAAAATCCTTAGTGAATCCTCTTGCGCTATTATCTACAAAAGAATCGCTAGTACTTAATTTATTTAATTTAGATTTTAATTCTGATAATGCCATGATTATGCGTTCGCGGCTCCAATTCCTCTTATTGTATTAATTTGTTGTCTTGATTGTTCTGCTCTCTCTACTGAACCTACTCTCATATCTTTTCTCAGTGCCTTTAATTCTTCAATCATAGGTTTCATACTAAAATCTTGTGTGTTAACTGCAGTTTCTCCTGCGTGAATAGCCATTTCACCTCGTCTAACATTAGCCACCGTACCAGGATTCATTGTGGCTCCACTAACATCTGGAGATTTAGGAGTAGCACCTCCAATTAAAGTACCTGCCCCCGCACCAATTGCTACGACAGCCATACCCTTTGCAACTGATGCAATATCCCAAGCAGAAGTAAGTCCTCCTGACATTGCAGTTTTTATAGCTGGGCCTAATGCAACTAATAAACCGACTATTCCACCAATTATTGCACCCATGGACATAAAATTTCCTTTTGATTGTTCCTGTGCTTTATTAACACTTTTCTGTGCACCGACTATTTTAGATACTTCTCCTACTTGCATTCCCACTGCAGCTGCCAACGCTTTACGTTGAATAAGATTCATACTATTCCATTCCTGTTCACTACCAACCAACCGTACTATTTCTTTTTGGGCTCCGAGAGCATCTCCAGAAAGAGATAATTGTCTAAATTTATCAAGATTGATTTGTCTACCAAGTAATACTGAAGCTTCAAATTGTGCATTTATTGAACTTTCAAGATTTAAAGAACTTTCCATAGCTTGAAGAATTGAACCCATTTCCACTCCAACTTTCTTTGCTTGGATTGCCATCTTCATTAAATTTTTACCACTATCTTTTGTAAATTTAGCAAAATCTTCAGAACTTGCTGACATTGATTCAAATACTGCTGCGGGTGATACACCTTCAAGTCTTGCCATATCGGCAACTTCTCTTTGAACAGTCAATAATTGTTCTTTTGACTTATCACTTGTGGCAGTTTGTAATTTTAAAAGTTTTGCAGAAGCAGTAGCAGAAATTCCATATTGTTTATTCAATCTTAACATCTGACCTGCCATATCAAACGTTATATCATTTATATTACCAAATTCTTCTGTTAATGCCGCAACACCTTCAGCATTTATTGCAAGTGCCCTACCAAGGCCAATCATTTGCGTATAAGCTAATCCAGTTTCATTTGCAAATTTAAATGACGCCATTGCCATCTTGGCTACTACACCTACAATCACTGCTCCTAACGCAGCGAAACCAATTGCGTTCATATTTACTTTTTCAAGATTAATCGCTGTTTCTGCAGATTCGTCGGCTACATCTTTTTGTACTTTAGCTCCTTTTTTCTGCTTCTTCCATAACTTAGATGCTTCCTTAGAAGATACTCCCATACTTTTTTGAAAGTCATTCCAACTTTGTTTAGTTTCTTTTGGTAATTCTGTCTCTTCTGCTAAATCTGGAAGCATAAAAGCTTTTTTAACTTTTTCACCAATTTTATTTTTTAGATCATCTTCCCACTTATCTATAGGAATCATTTTAGATAATAACCCACCAACTAATGGTATTTGTCCAATCAAATCTTGCATATATTTTACTGGTTTTAAAAATTGTTTAGCAGTTTCTTCTGTTATATCATGAGCTTTCTGTAATCTACCTTGTAAATCTTGTTGACTTCTTAAATATTTTATTTGATCATCAACTTCTTTATCTTTTATGTTCGCATTCTGTTTTCTCAAATTAAAAATTAATTTTGATAGATTTAACGATTGGAATTCAGACGTACCAATAGCTTCCATATTTTGTTGTATAGTTGCTGAAGCATCAACTACCAGAAATAAAGATTTTGCTAATTTTTGAGCATTCTTATTCTTATCTTTACCATATTTGACTATTAATCTTGATGTTTGTTTTAAAAATAGTTCAGACTGATTTATTCCTTTCATTGTTTTAGCTAAATCTACAGCAATGTCTGCCTGCGCTTGAAATTCTAAACTTACAGCTTTATAATCCTTTTTATAAGCTTCTAATTCTTTTCTTTGTACCCGTAAATTTCGTAAAGTTTTGTCCTGAGCTTGAGATAGGTTCTTACCTAGTTTTTCTAAAGCTTTGATTTCCGCTTTTACTTGTTTTATTGAGGCTTGGATGTTTTTTTCTGCCATTATTTACCGTATATTAAATGGCCTTTGTTGGCCAAGGTTGAAAAATTAATAAACTAATTAATATGTAAAAATTAAAGACGTGCTAACGCAGAAAGTCTTGCATCAAGTTCTGGATCTTCTTTTCTACGTTTTTCAACATGTTTTTCAAGATCCGATTCTAAGTCAGCACTTTTCTTCAACATCTTTTTCATTGCAGGGTCTGCAGATAATAGTTTTGCTATCTGTTTCCCTTTTCTTGAAGCTAATGCTCGAAGGAATTTACCGACAAACTCTTTTAAAACAGTTTCATTCTTATATTTGTATTTTACCATATTAATTTTATACCTTGAATTGGTTACGTATAAATATACAAAAATCTATTTTTTGAACTTAGGCACTTTGATAGCCCTTTGTTGTTTTTCTAATTGTTTAGCTTCTTCTTCGTAGGTTGAAGAAAGTTTTTGAAGATACCATCTACGTAAATAGACTGGCATTGAGTATAAGTCATGAAAGGTAAAACTACCCTTTCCATAATACATTAAATCAAATATTTGTTTGTGTATTTCTAGTTTATAACTTAACGGAAGGCCAAAAAAACTGAACCGTCATAGGGACGGTTATTTCTACCCCCTCTCCACCATCATCTATAACAATATCCATATCTATATCTGGGGTTATTTCTTGATAATGACTTCTAAAAGCTTGTGAGTCTTGTGTGAAAAACTCATTATCTACAAAGTTATTAACAAATGCTCGTTCAGAATTACCATCTACTGAAACTATCATCTTTTTAAATCGTGTTGTTACCTCTTTGGAAACTCCACCACTTACTTTAGATAATGCTTCTAATTCCGTAGTAACATCCCTCTCATCACCATCCGTTAATAATTTGAATTCAATTGTTCTTTCTGATTGTGGAAGTTTAAAACTAAATAAATTCTTCCCTTTTTCTTGTTTAGAAAAATCTATTTTTTTATCTTTTAATGTAGTTAAATCAAAAGTATGTTCTTTAGATTGACCTTGACTATCAGCATAATCAAAAGTGTATTCTTTACCATATGCAAGAACCCTTGCAGCGATAAATAATGCATTTTTATCACCAATCAACATACTATTTGTATTGATTTTCTTATCAACTATCAAAGCGTCCAATAATTTATCTAACACAATACCTTTTTGAATAAGATTTTGTGAAGTTAAAATATCTTCTTCTTTGGCAGTCATGTATTTTATTTCAATTTGCCCTGAAGATAATGGGTTGTCCTCGGAATAATAATATCCCTTTGAGGGCAAATCCACTACTTCCGTAGGGAATTTATTTTCTGCCATTTTTACTCCTATTGGATTAGAGTTATAACCTAATTATAACTATTCTTAAAACTATTTAAAAACCTAAAAATTTTTAATTACTTTGCTTTTCCTTTGGTAACTGCGTCCCAAACAGGTTTCAACACTGCATCAAAAATAACATCGTCTTTCTTAGAAGGCGAAAGTTTTACTATTTTTTCTAAAGTGTAGAAAGCCAAAAGGCACCATTCCCAATTTGCTGCTATCCATTCACTCATTTTTATTCTCCGTTTTAATTAGAATTGTAAGATTGCGTAGTCGTACCGCAATGTTAATTCAATATCTACTGGATCTGTTCCATTTGCAAAATCTACATCATTGAAGTTAACATCTTGTGCCCACGCACCTTTTAATGTCCATTCTTCAACAATATCTCCTACTGGACCCAATAAATTAAATGTAATATCTTTCTTATAAAAATCTGAGTATCCATCACGACCTGTTACTGATTCGTGGGATAATCTCACCCATTCCATACATGCTTGTGCGGCGGATGGTACAATAGGATCATATAATGTAAGTGCTAATGGTTGCCACTCACCTTTACCTTTAATGTATCTCTTTACATTAATATGGTCTAATACTATTTCTTCAAATGTTATTTGGGGTCTTGCTGCAGTTTTTATTAAATATGCGGGTAGACCTTCAATATACATGACATACCGGTTTTTAGTTTTTGGTTCAAACGGTGTGAACATTATTTCTGAAGGATCAATTAACTCTGGCATTTCCAATTCTCCTATTGTTAAATTCTGTACATTTTGTACTTCAAGTATAAATATCAAACAATTTAAAAAAAATGAATTTCTAAATATGTCAATTCATAGAAGTTTTTTAGAAGTTTTATTAGGCAATAAAAAACCCCACAATTTGCAGGGTTTCTTATCTCGATTTTTCGAATTAGTCTGGGAACGATGCTCCTGTGGGTAATACCACGAAGTCAAGAACAATAAATTCCGCTGTTCTCGTAGGTTGGATAAATATCTGTCCTACAAGACGGTTTCTATCAACAACATCAGGTGTGTTATTGCTATCGTCCATCACTACTCTAAATGCGTTCAAACCACTATTGGCCTGTACACTTTCAAGGTATGGATTAACAATATTCAAGAAACGATTCCTTGTTGCTGTTGTGTTCTGTTCGAAAACTAAATATCTTGAGGATGATGCGATGAATTTCTTCAATGCAATCAACAATCTACGAACATTAATCCTATCAAGTGCTGAAGGTTTAGACTGAAGTGTCTTCTGTCCAAATACCGTTACACCTTGACCTGGGAATGTTGCAATTGGATTAACTCTATTTTCATACAGTTTATCTCTCTCAGCGTGAGTTAATCGTGTTTTAGCTTCTAATACTGAAGTTAAACCACCACGATTTAGACCAGCTGGTGCAAACCATTCGTGTGCTATCTTATCTGTAAAAGAGATTACACCTGGTAGAACAACTGAAGGTGGCACCCAAACAGGTAATTGTGTTTCAGAATCAACTACTTTAACCCAAGGAAAATAAGTCCCTGCGTAATTAGTATCTAATGCACTTATACCGTTTGTTGCGTTATCAATTGAATCACTCCATGCAAAACCATCTAATACATAGAAAGCATCACCACGAGCTTCAATTTTTGAAATTGCGTGGTTGGTTACTGCACTATGTACAATTGAACCACCTTTACTATGAAGTACACCTGGGATAGCCAATAAATTAATATCGAACTCATCAGGATTACTTATAGCGTTGATTGCTCGTTTGTATGCTACAGAACCACTTGCTGCCGCGGATGATAAATCAAATCCTTGTGTGTTTGTACCAGAAATATCATTTCCAGTAGCTTTAATCACAGTTGGATCATCACCATCAAATCCCCATTGTAGAGGCATTACAAATTTCCTCTGTGCAATGTCTGAATTTGCTAATGTTATTGCTGTTGAACTATTTGCTGCCGTAGAAACATTTAAGTCTCCTGCTGCGTTATCATCACCATTCATATTTGCTAATGAAAATACACTATTTGAACCTGTGGTTGCATTATAAGGAATAGGAGCTAAATACTCTCTATTATCCTTTAACTTATAATCAAAACCATAAAATACGTTTTGGTCAAAATCACCAACACTATTTTTCTGTTCTGATTTAAATGTTATTGTAGGTACATTAGCACCTAATACTGGATTATTCACTGCTTCAAATCCAAAAGGTACTACTGTTTTAGCCAAGTTCTTAAGGTCTGCATAATCTCCAACACGAATCCATTTAGATTGGTTTGGCCAATCACCTTTATAGGTTAATTTACCATTTGAATCAATTTCAACAAATCTATCACCAATTTTTCTTGCGAAATAGTTGTTTGAAGTTCTATCAAAATTACAATTATCAAACTGTTCAAGAACTATATTATCATCTGCTTGTGCTGGGTTATTTTTTCTTACCTGTACAGAGAATTCACCATAATCCGAACCAGGAATTGAACCAGCCGCTTTAATATTCAATACACATACTTTAAATTCTTCATTCACACTTGTTCCGTGAGATAATGAATAAATTCTAAATAAGTTATTGTATGAACGAGTTGCTGTTGCTCCTTGGTCAATTACGATTGGTGTTCTTGCCACAGAATAATCACTATTACCTGTCCAAGTTGCTGCTACACCAGTTGCTCCATATTGTGCTGAATATCCAGTTCCACTTACAAAATCTTGTCCAGCCGATGCGGATGAACTACCTGTTACTGATAATCCAGTCCAAGACTGATGATTATTGTGTGCAGTTTCTTTAAATATTTTGTAAAGGTATACATTTGATGTATTGTTCATTGGATCAGAACTAATCACTTTATCAATAAA